GGTAACATATGATTGGTTTACAACACAATCATTAAAAAATTACCCTAACTATTTTTATCAACCCAATTCTAATGTAAATGCATTAACTAGTAGTAATAAGTTATGGACACCGGGTACAGTTCCGGTAAATAATACTAGTATTGTTGTGCTACCTGAAATAAAAGATAGAGCATTGTTTAGTACAGTACAGTTAAGATGCTACGGAATATGTAGCACCTATTTAACTTTTATTAAACGTATGCGTAATGAAGGTGAATGGTATTAACCACCACGACCACTTCTACGAACAACAGTTGCACCACCATTACCCTTAGTTGGTTTAGGACCTTGTGATTTAGGAGCTTTAGCCAATCCTGGATGTTTGTTATTTTGTTTGGCGGCATTAGCCATATTGATAAAAGGGTTCTTGCTTTTCTTTCCTTCAGTCATTTTGTTACCTTTATGCTATCTAAATATTCATTTACATTTCCATACAGACTTATCATCATAGCTATTTTGCTATCATAAAATCTTATGTACGGAAAACTTCTCTTTTCAAGTTTATTTACTCCCATATAATAGGGGCATTTGATTTTTTTATTAAGTTCTAGTATATAAGCATGATATTGAATTTCCGGTTGCAATTTTAATTCATATTGATAAAATTCAATTTCTGCCATTCTGAATGCTAGATCACCGTAATCAGTTAAACGTAATCCATCTTGGCGACCAGTCATCCACCATTTAAATATTAGCTTATCTACTGGTATAGCTTTTTCTTGTTTAAATGTATCAGGAAGTTGAGCCAATACAACTTCTGTAATAGTTTCTTTTAGAGCCTTACGCTTACTCATCTGGGTAGACAACTCTACCTGAATTCATAAACACTACAGTAAACTTATCTGTTTTAAATTGTAGGTTTAGTTTACGACACAAATTTCGTGCATGACCTGGATTACTGAAACTTGTTTTCTTATACTTAGGAGTTGATTCATTATCTAAGTAATGTTGGCTTTTTAAATTAATAGGTTGACCATCATAAAATACTGCCCATATGCCGGCAGCTTCTACAATTTGATCACATTTATATGTTACTTTGTCTACTAGTTCAAGTAAGACTTTTGGTTGGGTTCTACTCATTAAAATTTACCACCGTTAATTTCTACTTGAAATACAGGCTCTATTGCAATTTTATTTTGCAACAATTCATAGTTATCAACAAGTAATTTTGACAGTTCATCACGTAATCCACGTGCTTCACCTATAGGAATTACAACGTCTTTTCCTTGTTTAGTTTCCATTATGGATACTTTATCTATAAATCGTTTAATGTGTATCATCAAGTATTTATCGCTGTTTTAGCATCAAATTCAGTTTTATATGGTCCTTGATAAGGATAACGCTGAATAAAGATATATTTAGGGCAAAAAATAGTTTCACTTTCATTACCTTGTTGAATGTTAAACCATCCTGCGGCGTGATAACACTTGCTTTTTGGACCTGTAGTAAATAGATGCAATTTACGTTTAATATCTAACATACTGTTAAAAACTTTATCTGTTGTAGGATATACCTTAAAGGGCAAATCGTGTTTAGTTTTATCTGCTTTTTTTACAATTTCAAACTCAATATTTGTCCTACGTTTAATAGCATTTGTGTTTTTATAATGGCTTTTATTGCCATTCAATTTCACTTCAAATCCTGATCCATCAGCTAATACATTGCCAACTTTTTCTTTACCATCAGTAACAATCCAAAATTGATTTTTAACTACGGGTTTTGCAATAAGTGTTTTTGTCATGTTTGTTCCTCTGTGTAAGTATACTATGTTTAAATATATATGTCAACCTTTGTACCAAGATTATATAAATATCGGTACTCTTGATATTCTTGGGTAAGTTTTAATGATTCATACCGTTTAATTTCGTCAATATGTTCTTGGAAATTGTTGTCTTGTTCTAATCGTCTTTCCAATTGTGTTTTTAATATCTTTTCTTTTTCTAACTCTTTAGCCGTTGCAATCTCTCGGACTTTTGCTAGTTCCATAGCATCTTTTAACATATTATACCTTAAGGTATAATTAAGCAAGGGGGTAGGAGCAGATATAGTCATTTAATACCAAAATGATTTTTTATTGCGTTTTTTGCTTCTATAATAGCAGCCTCATGTTGATTTTTATCAAATGAGGTATGTACATGAGGTTTTGCTGTATTATCTATGGCAAGTAAACATTCATCAATTAATATTGATGCAAATAGTCCGACAGCAAATTGTTCATCAGTGATACATTTTTCTGCTATTCCTTTAAGTTTTTCGTTATCCATATTTATCCTCTATTTAAATAACTTTACATCCTTATGTTTAACAATTATAACACAATGTATATTATCTTTATATTTAATCGGTAAATCTAAATGAACACTAATTCTTGGTCCTTCAAGTTCATTAATCAATGTATCATTACCAACTGTACCTACAAATGGAATTTTATTCCATTTCCCAATAATACGATCACCAATATTATATTTACCCTGATATCGGTTTGCTTTGAAATATTCTGCTAAACTTGGCATTATAACATAAATTGTTTTAATAGATTACGGGAAATAGATAGATCCTCTACTAGAGGTTCTTCAAGGATTTTACGATATTCTGTAATGATTTCTAAAGCATAGGCTTGGTCCTCATCATCCAATGAGTTCCACCACTCAAATAATTCATTTGGTGTTTTGTTTAAAATATATTGTAGATTGTTATAATCTCTGTTCATTTCATTCTCCTAATTTTTCCCAAGTGTATTCTGATTCTTTCATGTATGCCACTGGTTGTATCCAACCATTTTTAATAGCTTCTATAATCATAAATTTATATTGACTAGGACATTTGTTACTAATTTCAAACCCAGCACGTGGCGCCATAACAATACCATTTTCTATCATAAAATCAGGATCATCCTTACGGATAGTTTTAATAGTTTTGTCTGGAGAAGTAAAGGTCATACAAGTGAACCTGTATAAGTGTTGTTTAACCACCGGCTGTAGGTTTCCGATTGCTCTGATATTTTTGTCAACTCATACTTGCCACAGAATTTTAGAAAGTGTAGGCCAACTTGAGGGGTAGTAACAGTACGAACACCCTCACGAATATGTTTGTCAACACTAGCCTTAACCTCATCGGGTTGACATGTCAAATCAATCAATACCCGATTGCGTTCATAATCATCACGCACCCGATGTTCAACATTATTATGGTCCAACCAGCGTTGAAGTTGTAGATTGTTCCACGAGTAGCCTTGCTTTTCTCTATCAGCATAAGCCTCAATCAATCCAACTTTATTCTTAGTACCTTTAGTACGCACACCTGGGTATGCACTGAACACGTTGTCTGTAGCATCTCCCCTCATGCATTTCTCAAAAAGTATAAATTGGGGGTCACCTAACAATTTAGGTTCACCTGTTTTCTTGTCCTTAATAATACGACCTTTATCGTCAAAGTAACCTTCAAGCGTAATCAATTGATTAGTGATTCCATTATATTGTTTCACGTTTTTGGTTATGAGTTGTATGTAGTCGCTATCACTTGAAATAATAAAATGTTCATCATCGGGATGCAAGTGAATGAAACGTGCAATCAAGTCATCAGCTTCTGCCTTAGGATCACGAAGGACACTTACGTTAGTTTTCTCACGTAAAAAAGTTGTGAACTTTTCATACGTTTCCCAAAAAAGTTCGTTTTCTTCTTTTTCTGCTTCTGTTTGTGATTGTGTGTCTACAACTCTATTCTTTTTATACGGCTCATAGTAAGACTTCCTCCACGATTTTCCCTCCAAACAGAACACAACGTGATCAATTCCAAATTTGCGAACGATTTGATTGCATGATGCAAGTGTAAGATGTAAGGCCATGCCCACCTTCTCCCATGGATCACTATTGCGTGAGGCAACATGTCTTGCTCTGAAAAAAGTATTTGCGGTGTCAATAAGTGCGTATTTCATATGTTATGTAGGTAAGTTGAGTAATGTATATATTATAACACACATTACTCATTGTTGTCAAGTTAGATATCTTCCAAATACTTGTCAGGAAAGTTATTGATACCTTCCATTAAAGATTTGATGTTATATCTTGTAATGGGCAAGAACTGTTGTTTCAAACGTTTAATCTTCAGTGGGTGACTTCTGATACGGTCCTCTACAATGTTCTTAACATATTCAAAATTTATCTCTGTATATTTTGGGTCAACATACTCACTTGGTTTATGACTTCCGTGAGGGTTTTCCAAGAAAGGAAACAATTGACGAAAAAGGTAGCTCTCACAATTTCTTACATGCTCCTCATAACCTTCAACAGCAAAATAACAATGATGCATATATGCTTCATTATTTCCTTTAGTGTAGGAAGTAATACGTGATTTAAGACTATTAGATATACCGGGTTTAACCTTACCGTATATTTCAGCGATATATAATGCCATACTTATCATTTGAACAACTCCTTCTTAGCAGGTGCCAACTGATTGAACATTTGAGTTCGATTCTCACAATAACGTGTTGTTAGACTCTTTGGTACAAACTGATATGTTCCACCTGCTTTTTGATATAGTTGCAACAACAATACTAATGAAGCATCACGGGGACATCCTGAAGGTGCATCACCAAATGCCTTTTTATAATATAAAGGATATACTTGCTGTGTTAGATTCTTAAATTCAGCCCAACCGCCGGCCACTTCTTTTACTAAGGCATTCAAATCACGCATAAACTCTTTGAATTCAGGGGAATTGAAATCTGCACCTTCCTTAATAAGTTTCTTACGTAATTCTTGAAACGGAAGCATTTCAATAGAATCTAGAGGTTCTTGAGGCCAGTATGTATAATGATTCTCGCCAAAGAAATTGATATCTTCAACATCTAGCTTTTTGATTAAGTTAGAGTGAACAACAGCACCGGGTTTGAATCTATCGGGACTTTCTGGGTGTACTGGTGTCAAATTATATTTGACAAAAGCATTTTGTTTTCGGTGCGCCATAACATATTTTTCTTGAGAACTATTATCCAAGAGACTACCGAATACATGAATCTTATGTGTATCAAAAGGAATGATTGGAAGTTTATCTTCACCATTAATACCCAAGAAGTGTTCACGTGCAAAACTAAAGTCACTAGTTTCAACAACTTGACAATTGACTTTGACGTTCGCCCAGTCATTCTTGTCAACGTCATCAAACAAACCTAACATTGCACGAATGGCAATTGCCAATACCGTGTGTTGACCGTCAGTAATATAATAAGTATTTGTACCGGGCAAACGAATTACGTTAACTGTTGCCGGGCGGCGACTATCCCATGTGGTGACGATTCTAAATAAATGATCCCAATCAATCTTACGTTGAACTGCAAGTGCAGTAAAAAGATATAGAATCGGAATTTGTTCTAGTTTGGGCATTTGATTATATTTTTGAGGCTTACCCTTGCACTCATTTTGGTAATCATCAGTTTTTAAGAAATCCTTAAGTTGTTTAAAGAAATCACTTTTCTTAAAAGTATCTACTAGATTAGTAATACTGTTTTGCTCAATATAACCGGGTTTCTGATCCAATTCATTTTTTGGAAGATCCTTCTTAGTTACAGATTTTGAGTTTGGTACCCATGCGAATTTAAAAGTTTTAGACTTTGACATTTTTTTCTCCTATAAGTTAATGTCTGTGCAACGAATATCATTCAGCGCACAATTTGTATTATACACGAGATTTTATTAAATGTCAACCTTTTGGATAAATTAGCTTACCTCTGTACGGCCGTTACCTAAATCCTTAGTACGTATTACCCTTGCATCACGGCTTTCCGTACGGTTTTCGGGATCTGCTACCTGTTGTTCATACATCTCTAATGCTACATTACGACATACTGTTTGAAACCACCGATCTACTATAATTACATCAGTATCATCATCTCGTTGTCTATAACCTGCTTTAATAAGATTCAATACAAACTTGTCATTAAAATCTAAATCAAATGCACCATCATTAATATTCTCAGGATTGATTTCTACTTTAGTAATAGCAATGTATGGTTCACCGGCTGCCGTAGCTTTTTCTTTTGCTGTAAGTTCTGTCTTAGCTTTAACTTGTTTAGGCTTAGGCTCTTTCTTAACAACAGGCTTAATCTCTTGCTTTTTAAATAAGTTTTTTATTTTTTCAAACATTTATATCTTTCATGTAAGTTAGTGAATCATATCATATTTACCACAAGAAGTCAAGTAAAATGATAAATAAAAGTGAGAGTCGCGGTACTGGAAATACCCACCCTCTCTAATGCTAAATCGTTTATAAGGAGCATCAGCATGAGTATTTATAATAAAGGATCCAAACAGCATTTAAAAGTTTGGAAAGATAATTTTGGACCAATACCAAAAGACGATGAAGGTCGTAGCTATGAAATTCACCATATTGATGGTAATCACGGCAATAACGATATTAACAATTTAAAATTAGTATCTATACAAGAGCATTACAATATTCATTATGCACAGGGTGATTTGTCAGCCTGTTTGATTATGTCAAAACGAATGCTTATTTCCCCAAATGAAAAGTCAGAGTTAGCAAAGCAAGCTAACGCTAAAAGAATCAAAGATGGAACTTTTCATTTTTTAAAAAGACCTGATGGATCATCATTGGGCAAAGAAGTTCAAATTAAAAGAGTACAAAATGGAACTCATCATTTATTAGGTGGTAAAATTCAACATGACCGAGTAAAAAACGGAACTCATCATTTATTAGGTGGAGAAATTCAAACAACTACTCAATTAAAATTATTATCGGAAGGCAAACATATATCTCAACAAATGATAAAATGTTGTCACTGTGATAAAACTTTTAATAAAGGAAATTTTCTTCGGTGGCACGGAGATAACTGTAAACTTAAGTAATTTTATTACCTGTCCAATACTCAAATAATTTAAAACTAGCTAGATTTTTTGCTTTTGCTTCTACCATAATGTCTGCCCAATCCCAATGAGTTTTAGCCCAATCATTTACAGCATTTGACCACATATAATCACTATGTGCCCGAAGTTTCTGTTTACTGTATCCAGCTTCTATCAACGTATCATGGGAGGGACGTTCATTGGGGGAGTGTTCAATAAGACAATCTTCCCTACTAACACTATAATGTAAAGTAGGGCGAACACCACGCCAACTGTCAATGACCCTCTTAACACGGTCATCAGTAGGTTCAATGTATTCACCTTCCCGAATCCAGTGGTGATGTATGTCCATAACCGTCGGTACGAGGTCAGATAATGATAAACAGTCTGTAAGTCCATGTGTATATTCCTCATTCTCTAATGTAAGTGTGTTTCTTGCTTCTGGTGATAATCTATTGTACACATCTCTAATGCCTTGAGGGCCTCTACGACCTGAGA